GCCAACGGTACAGCCGCCCTACCCGATTACCTAAGTCACTGTGAGCCTATCATTCAGCAGATCATTTCAAAGCCCGGCACTCGCTTGGTAGAGGAACAGATTGCCCTTGATAAGAATTTACGACCAGTCACATGGTTCGCTAAAGACGCTTGGTGTAGAGGTGTAGTCGATATAGGTGTAGTAAATGAAAAGAACGCAGTGCTAATGGATTGGAAGACAGGGAAACGTAAACCAGACAACGACCAGATGAAATTATTTGCTGCGTTTAGTTTTGCTAAGTTCCCGTGGGTTCAGAAGATTACAACAGCATTTGTATGGTTGAAAGAAAACAAAACCGATAAAGCCGTGTTTACTAGGGAGGAGCATAATGCGGAGATTTGGCAGGAAGTAATGCCTAGAGTTAAACGATTTGAACTTGCTTACATGAAATCAAGTTGGCCTGCAAAACCCAGCGGCCTGTGTCGCAACTACTGTCATGTAAAAGAGTGTGATTTTTGTGGCAAGTAATTGATGTAACTCAAATGTAAATACCTTATTTACATGTAAACTAAAAGACCTTCTAAAAACAATAAAGGACAGATTGATGATTACTCCATTCTCTAGCAAGACTAATGATGAGTTGTTACATATTGTGTACAGTGAAATAGAACCGGATACGTTGATGCTAGAGTTAGCGTATAGATTGGAAGAACTAATGAAAGAGTTAGAGTTGTAATGGCAACACCCGAAGGCAAGGTTAAAGATAAGGTCAAGAAAGTACTTAAAGCGTTTGAAGCTTACTGGCACTGCCCAGTACAGAACGGTATGGGGTCTCCCTCGCTTGACTTTATCGGGTGCTACAAAGGATTGTTCTATGCAATCGAAACAAAGGCGGGGAATAAGCAGCCCACCCCGCGACAGGAAAGCACCATAGCAGAGATGCGTAAGTCTGGTGCAAAAGTATTTGTTATTAACGAAGTTACAGGAACGCAAGAGCTAGAAGATTGGTTTGTTGGGCAGTAGTTGTGCAGTCGTAAACCCAAGCTATGAGTGGGGATATAACCATAGCAGACCGTGATAAGGGTCCTTTCTTATTTCATTTTAGCCTTAGGCGCGGTCAACTTATTTACAGGTAAACATCTTATGGAGATAGATGATGGCAAGGATATTACTGACTGAGGAAGAAAAGAAAGCTAGGAAGAAAGCGTCAAACGATAGGTGGACAGCTAGAAACAGAGAGAAAGTAAAGGCTATTCAGCATGAGTGGTATATAGCCAATAGAGAAAGGCTAAAGGCTATTGGATATTCAGATGAAAGGAGAGCTATTCGTAATACTGCTTCGTCTATAAGGTATCACGCTAATAAGGATTATTACAAACAACGTAACGCTAAGAGGTATCAAGATAATAAAGAGGAACGACGCGCTGCTTCAGCTAAGTGGTATGCGGAGAATAAAGAGAAAGCAAGAGCTGCCCAAGCTAAGTGGAACGCAGCACACCCAGAGAAAGTAAGAGCGTATAAGGATAAGTGGGCGGCTAACAACCCAGAAAAAGTACGGGCTATGGCATATACATGGGCGGCTAACAATCCCGAGAAAGCAAAAACTTCTACGAAAAAGTGGAGGGGTAAGAACCCAGAAAAAATGTGGAGTTATCACACTGCGTTTCTAGTCAGAAACAAAATGAAAAAAGGTTTTACCGAAGAACAAGCAGTAGATATAACAGAAGTAAATAGAGTGATATTAGCAACGCGTATATTCTTAAAACAACTTGGAGAACAACATGGCAATTAATACAACCGGCGAACTACGTACATTCGTCGCATCAATGATGTTAGGCGTAAAGAATGGAGATGTAGCGATCGATAAGGCGCGAGAGATAACTAAGATGGCAGCAGCTATTACAGAATCATTCTACGCAGAGGTGAGGGTTGCAACAACTACTAAAGAAGCCGGAGGCGTAGCGGCGAACTTAGGCGCACTACCACTTGGGGAATCGGGTGAAGATAAGTAAAGAAACCGTTTTAATTTTGTTAGCAGTCATAGCGGATGTAGCGCTAATCATTAACGTAGTACATCATTGGTAAGGAGACAGTATGACCAAATCAAGTAAAGCTAAATTAGAGTATATGGCTGAATATCAGAAGCGGCCTGAGAACGTAGAGAAGCGGGTTGACCGTAACCGAGCGCGACGTCATGCGATTGCAGATGGTAAGGTAAAAGTCGGCGATGGTAAGGAAGTAGACCATAAGAAAATGTTAGATAAAGGTGGGTCTGACAAAGATTCAAACACCCGTGTTGTTGACGCGTCAACAAATAGAGCATGGCGTAAAGACCACCCAGAAGCGTATGGTAAAGGAAAAAAGAAATGAGTATTTTACATAAGGCACATGACTTAATTCATGGTGAACGAGCGCGGCAGTATGGCCCGCCTAGCGAAAACTTAGGGGCTATTGCAGGTATGTGGGAAATCTATCTACATAAGCGAGGGCTGCTTAATTTAGATTCTAGCGGTGTTATGCCTGAAGATGTTGCCACGATGATGGCACTATTAAAGATTGCCCGATTAGCTAATGACCTAACGCACGAAGATTCGATTATTGATGCTGCAGGATATATTGGTTTGATTGAGCGATGTGGAGAAAAACAACATGTTGGTGATACGGTCTAAGAAGAAAGTAGTATTTAAACTCAAAGACCCCAACAGAATAACGGCAGTAATACCAACCGCAAGAACCTTTGAATATAAAGGTAGTACCTTAGTAGCAGTACCGCACAAGACAGACGAGACCCGAGTATTACGCAATATGGGTTTCGATGTGCCCTCCCCCGCTGGTTTATATTACGACTGGCCCGGAATGTACAAACCCTTTCATGCTCAACGCGCCACTGTAGATTTTCTTACAATGAATGAAAGGGCTTTCTGTCTTAACGGTATGGGTAGTGGTAAGTCGTTGTCTACGTTATGGGCATTTGATTATTTAAGAAGTATCGGTAAAGCAACAAGGCTATTAGTATCTGCACCATTATCTACACTAGAGCGAACGTGGGCAGATGAAACCTTTAAGCACTTTCCGCATTTAGAGTTCGTAGTATTGCATGGAAGTAGAGAGAAGCGTCTTAAGTTACTAGAACAGAAAGCTGATGTGTATATCGTAAACCACCACGGCATGAAGATTATTGCAGAGGGTTTAAAAGACAGAGCTGATATTGATTTAGTAGCTATTGACGAGGTAGCACAGGCAGGACGAACGGCAAGTACAGATTTATGGAAAGCTCATAGTATGGTATGTAATCGCCAAACACCTAGACAAGTATGGGGGCTAACAGGAACACCAACCCCTAATGCTCCGACAGATGCTTGGGCGCAGTGCAGATTGATTAACCCACCGTCAGTGCCTCCTTACTTCAACCGCTTTAAAGATACTGTGATGCGACAAGTTGGGCCATTTACATGGGTTCCTCGAGACAATGCAACTGAAGTAGTACGAGATGTAATGCAGCCTGCAATACGATTTGCACTTGAGGATTGTGTTGACTTGCCAGAATGTACGTTTGTATCTAGAGAAGTAGAGCTAACAGATGGGCAGAAGAAATCATATAAGGAGATGATGACCAAGCTCAAACTAGAAGCAGAAAGCGGTGAGGTTCTAGCAGTTAATGAGGCGGTTAAAGCATCTAAGCTAGTACAGATCGCATGCGGGGTTGTTTACGATACTAAGGGTGAGGAAGTTATCATCGGTGCCGAGCCTAGACTAGAAGCTGTGTACGAAGTTATCCAAGAGGCAGGTACTAAGACTATTGTGTTTGTGCCATTCACCTCTGCTGTTGGCTACGTATCAGAATTTCTACGGAGTAAAGGCTTAACTGTTGAGTGTATTTATGGAAGTGTATCTGCAAATAATCGTAATGAGATTCTAGGTAACTTTCAGAAAACCGCAGACCCAAAGGTATTAGTAGCGATTCCGTCTACGATGTCTCATGGTTTAAGTCTTAATGCTGCAAGCACCATAGTGTGGTTCGCCCCTATTACATCTAACGATGTGTATGTTCAAGCATGTGCAAGGGTTAGGCGGCCGGGACAGAAGCACACTCAACTCATTGTTAATATTGAAGGGAGTCCAGTGGAACGAAAAATGTACGATAGATTGCAGCACAAAGAAAAGATGCAAGGTGTTCTGTTAGATTTAGTTAGAAGTTCAACTTGATTACCTGTAAACAACTTGTTATACTTATCAGATGAACACATTAAGACTAGAAAGCGTAAGTAAAAAACTGGATATAGCGGAGTCAACTGTTAGGAAGTTATCTAAGGAAGACCCTCTGTTTCCAAAACCGTTCAAGTTATCTGCAGGCATTACGGTGTGGGATAACACTGAACTGGATAGTTGGATAGCCATTAAAAAAGGAGATAGACATGGCACTTAATAAAGCCGAAGTAGTAGAGACATATATCAAACTGCGAGACCGACGAGCGCAACGTAAGAAAGCGTACGAAGCCGAGGATGCAGGAGATAAGGAAAAGCAAGACAAGATTGAAACGTATTTACTGCGTGAGTTCCAAGAGTCTGGTGTTGAGAGTATTAAGACTTCGGCGGGTACAGCGTATAAATCATCTCGGGTATCTGCAACTGTAGCGGACTGGGATTCATTCTTTACTGACTATGTAGTACCAAATCAGGCGTGGGAAATGCTAGAGCGTCGTTGTAGTAAAGAAGCAGTACAGCAGTATAAAGCGGCGAATGATGACCTTCCACCGGGAATCAATTGGACAGAAACAGTAACAGTAAATGTAAGGAGATCTTAGTGGGAGATGACAGTACAGTAATAGAACTCTGTGGAAAGATTGCAGATGTATTAGCAGAACAGCCTTTAGGTGATGCGTTCACAGCAACGTCTATTTTGCTTTTAGATGTGATGGCAGATTACTTAACAGGTGATGACGATAAAGATGCACTACTACACATCAATGCGTTCCATACAGCGTTCTTAGATTTAATGGCCTCAAACGGCTACGACATAAGCAGCGATAATATTCATTAGGAGATATACAAATGGCAAACATTATTCCATTCGAGTCAGCAAAACTACCAGCAAGTATGGCTGGCCTATTTAAAGTAGAGCGTTTAGGTACAGCTCATGTAGGTGGCGGTGGTTTTCCGACAGTAAGTATTAAAGGTAAGGTATTCCACAAAGTAGTAAGTGGTGAGCGTGAGTTGATTACAAAGCCGGGCGAAGACGAACCAGCCTCAAGTATCGAGGTAGTTATTGTGGCTCAAAATCCACACCGTTCAAAAGTGTTCTATGCAACTGGATACTCAGAAGGTACGGACGCTAAACCAACGTGCTACTCTAATAACGGTGTTGGCCCAGAGGCTGATGCAGAAGAACCACAATCTAAGAAGTGTGCGACTTGCGCTCATAACCAGTGGGGTTCACGCGTATCAGAGAACGGTGCTAAAGGTAAGGCATGTTCTGATTCACAACGTCTAGCGATTGCACCAGTAGGTATGATTAACGACCCGATGATGATTCGTGTACCTGCAGCTTCATTAAAAGCACTTGATGCGTTTGGCGATACACTGGCAAAACGAGGTGTTCCGTATCAGCTTGTAGCTACAAAGATTGGTTTTGATTACAGCGTAGCACACCCATCACTGACGTTTAAACCAGTAGGTATGTTGGACGAAGATACAGCACAGCAAGTATTTGCGGCTTCTCAGATGGACATTATCAAACAAATCATCGGGGTTAAACCTGTTGAAGATGCTGACGATGTATTTGCTCCCGAACCAGTAAAGGCAATCCCTAAGAAGGTCGAAGTAGAGGAAGACGAGCCTGTAGTTGCGAAGCCTAAGAAAGTTGTTGTAGAAGAACCTGAGGAAGAAGCACCTGTAGTTAAAGCTGCAGCTCCAAAACCTAAGACTAAAGTTGTTGACACGTCAACAAGTAGCGGAGCACTAGAAGACGACATCGCTGATGTAATGGCAGGACTTGACTTCGACGATTGATAACCCCCACCCGTACCCCTTCGGGGGTACATTTTTCAGGAGACAAAATGTTTGATTTTTCAGTAATACAAAAAGCTAACCTCTCCCCCGCCGAACTTGCCATGCTTATTAAGTATAAAGACGATGAGGGGAATATTCGATCGGTATCTCGACCAACGGTATACCAGTGGATTTCTAAAGGCACTACACCAAGCAGTATGATTCACGACGCAATC